TCCAGAAAACTCTACAGATCAAATTGTTTACTATTATGTGCAACGGATCGAAGATGCTGACACTCTGGTTAATACTACTGATATGCCTTTTCGTTTTTATCCTTGTATGGTGGCGGGGTTAGCCTATTACATTGGTATGAAACGTGCTCCAGAACGTTTACAGTATTTAAAAGCTGTATATGAAGAAGAGTTTCAACGAGCAGCAGACGAAGATGAGGGTCGCACACCATTAAAACTTCAACCTAGCATTCGATACTTGAGGGTTTAATGGCATACGCATCAGGAAAAAATGCATTTGGTATCTCTGATAGATCAGGGTTCAGGTTTCGTTTGCGTGACATGAAGCGTGAATGGACGGGTGCATTAGTAGGTCCTGATGAGTTTGAACCAAAGCACCCACAGTTAGAACCTATTCGAGTAGGACCAGATCCTCAAGCATTACGAAATCCACGACCTGATAAAGCGGAAGCATTACAAGTATATGTTGGTGTCCCTACAGTTGAAGCTCCTACACTTGAGCGCGTTAGAGCTATTGGTGTTGTAGGTGAAGTTTCTGTTATGGGCACTACGTCTGGGGCTAATGCCACTCCAACAGGTGTAAGTGCGACGGGCGGTGTTGGTACGGCCTCTGTAAACGCTGTTAGCTTTCCTGTAACGGGAGTTTCAGGCACGGGCACTATAGGTTCTGTAACCGTAACAACCACAGGATATACTACATATACAGTTACAGTAGCATCTGGAACAAACAGCTACGGAACTGGTAATAAATATTATATTGGAGGTTCTGTCTCTCCTACACTTACCCTAAATGAAGGAGACATTTATCGCTTCGATCAGAGCGACTCAAGCAACAGTTCACACCCTTTACGGTTCAGCACTACTGCTAACGGAAGCCACGGTGGGGGTTCAGAGTACACCACTGGCGTTACTACTTACGGTACACCAGGTAGTGCAGGAGCATATACACAGATTACAGTAGCCAGTGGTGCTCCGACATTGTATTACTATTGCACCAACCACTCAGGCATGGGAGGCCAAGCGAACACACCATGACCATGACATACGACGAGTTAAAGACCGCGATACAAGATTATACAGAGAATGACGAAACAACTTTCGTAAACAACTTGCCTTTGTTTATTCGTCTAGCGGAAGAACGTATTCTTAAAAGTATACAACTCAATTTATTCCAAAAAAATGCGGGTGGTGCTATGACCACAGGCAATAAATTTTTAGCTGCCCCTGTTGATTTTCTTGCCCCTTTTTCTTTAAGCATTGAAGTAAGTGGGGCCAAAGAGTTTCTACTGTTTAAAGATTTGGACTTTGTGCAAACATACACCCCTGACGCAACTACCACAGGACAGCCCAAGTATTACGCGCAATTTGATGTGAGCAATTTTATTATCGCGCCAACTCCTGATGCTGCTTATGTGGTAGAACTTCAGTATTTATATCGACCTGCCTCTCTGACGGCTGGTGCAGGTAGCGGCACAACGTGGCTGTCAGAAAACGCTGAGATTACTTTATTGTACGCATCGTTAATTGAAGCGTATACATATATGAAAGGTGATCCTAATTTAATGCAGATGTATAACCAACGATATGCAGAGGGGATCACACGATTGAAAAACCTTGGCGAGGCTCAAGAAGTCGTAGATGAATATCGTTACGGTCAAATTAGGAAACCACGAACATGATACCAGGATTAAATATAGATTTACCAGAAGACTTCAAGGTAGAGGTTCACACCACTCAGAACCGTGGCTTTACGCCAGAAGAAATAGCGGAACGGTGTGCAGATAAAATTATTTCGGTTTCGGACAGTACACATCCTGCAATACAAGAGCAGGTTCATGCTTTTCGGAAACGTATCATACAGTTGGTAGGGTTTTACTTACGCGAAGCTGTCAAAAGTGATAGAACTACTGTATATAATGCAATCAAAGACGCAGGTCATCCCGACCTTGCGGAACTTATAAGGAGAATGTGATATGGCCTTTTCAGGTAACTTTATGTGCACGAGTTTTAAGAAGGAGCTTCTTGAAGCCAAGCACAATTTTTTAAATAGCGGAGGCAGCACTTTTAATCTTGCGCTATATACAAACAGTGCATCGTTTACGGCGGCAACAACAGCATACACTTCTTCGAACGAAGTGTCTGGAACTGGGTACACAGCCAAAGGTGCGGCCCTTACTCGTGTAGATCCGTCAACAAGTGGGACAACAGCACTTACCGACTTTTCTGATCTTACCTTTAGTACAGCAACTATTACGGCTCGAGGAGCATTAATTTTCAACGACACTGCATCAGGTGATCCATCGGTTGTTGTGTTAGATTTTGGTGGTGACAAAACATCTACCGCAGGTGACTTTACAGTTGTGTTTCCAACAGCGGATGCAAGTAACGCGATTATCAGGATAGCCTAATGGCAGACATCATCGTTCCAATTGGCGGCTGGTCCCGTCTCGGTTGGGGCGAGGGTCCGTGGTCACAAAGTGGTTTACCACAAGCTGCGGGTTCAGTTGGATCTGTCTCTGTAAACGCAGACGCAAACACGCCCGTTACAGGGTTAGCAGCCACAGCTTCTGTCGGCTCTGTTACTGTAGTTGCAGAAACAAACATATCCGTCACGGGAGTTGAAGCCACTGGTGCGGTAGGTTCCGTAACTGTGACAGCACTAGCAAATGTTACAACCACTGGCGTATCAGCCACGGGACAAGTAGGTGTCGCTACTACTGATGCGGATTCTCGTGTGCTTGTCACAGGATTGTCCGCAACTGGTTCCGTTGGTACTACTACCGTTGTTGCAAAGGCTAATGTGTCTCCAACAGGTGTTGCTGCGACTGGAGCAGTAGGAACCGCAACAATTAGCGGAAAAGCAGATGTTCCTGCCACAGGACTTGCAGGGACGGGATCGGTAGGCAGCGTTACAGTAGCCGCCGCAGCTGATGTATCAGCCACGGGTCTTGAGGCAACAGGAACGGTAGGCACTGCAACCACTATCAGCAACAATAACATACCCGTTACAGGACTGTCCGCAACTGGTTCTGTTGGCAGCGTTTCAGTCAAACTTGCAATGACCGTCGAGTTAACGGGAGTCTCAGCGATTGGTTCTGTTGGAACAGTCACAGCAGACTCTAAAGCGAGAGTGACTATAACGGGAGTTTCAGCGACAGGACAGGTGGGACAAGTTCTTGTATGGGGAAGCATTGTCCCAGATCAAGATCCGTTATATACTACAATCAACCCGATCCAAACACCGAGTTGGACGGATATAGCAGCATAGGATAAAAACATGCCTAGTACATATACATTGAATAATGGTATCGAGCTTGTAGCAACTGGCGAACAGTCAGGCACATGGGGCGATACCACAAATACAAATTTTGAACTTTTAGATACATCTCTTGACGGTCAGGTTACAGTAACATTAGGAGCCACAGGTTCGTCTGGTTCTCCTAATACATTACCTGTTTCAGATGGTGCGGCGTCCAATGGACGTAATCGTTTAGTAATATTTGCAGATAGCAGTGACCTTGGAGGCACAGCTTATGTACAGCTAACGCCAAACGATGCAGAAAAAATCATATACGTTCGCAACAACCTGTCTGGTTCTCGCAGCATTTTGTTGTTTCAAGGCACATACAACGCGAGTAATGATTACGAAGTTCCTGCTGGCACGACTGCGGTTGTGTTTTTTAACGGTGCAGGTTCTGGTGCGGTAGCAGCAAACGTTTTCAACAACGCACACTTTGATTCGATGAATGTTGTTGGTGGTGTTACAATCACAACTGATGATAACTCAGACACACTTTCTCTTGTGTCTACTGATGCAGATGCAAGTGTTGGACCTGTTCTTAATTTGTTTAGAAATTCTTCAAGCCCCGCCGACAGTGACGCATTAGGAGAGATTGTTTTTAGGGGGAAAAATGATGCAGCAGGAACTCTTACATATTCACAAATAGAGAGTTTTGCACTAGACGTTTCGAACGGGACAGAAGATGGTCAGCTTGAAATGTTTACAGCCCTTGCAGGTACAGCAAGAGTTAGTAGACTAATGTTTAACTCTACAGAAACTGTTTTTAATAATGACTCTAAAGACTTAGACTTTCGTGTTGAGTCAGACGGCAATGCTAATATGTTGTTCGTGGATGCTGGAAACGATGCTGTTATAATTGGTCATAATGATGGAATTTCTATTGCAGGTGAACAAAACGAACTGCAAGTTTATGATACAAACTTTAGTGTTGCATCTTTCGCTACGTTTAGAAATGGATCAGATGGTGCCACGTTAAATCTTGCTCATAGTCGAAGTGGAACTATTGGAACTCAAACTATTCTTAATGATGCTGACATTATGGGAGCAATCAATTTTGTAGGTTCTGATGGAACTGACATGGCTAGTACAGGTGCCGCTATTAGAGCGCATGTAGATGGCACTCCTGGTGGTAATGATATGCCAGGAAGATTGGTTTTTCTTACAACACTTGATGGTGCGGCTATTCCAACGGAGCGGATGAGAATATCTCAAAATGGAAAAGTAAATATAGGTACTTCTGTAGATACATCTTTTGACGCAAAAGTTGCGATAACAAGAAATGATCATGGTAGTTTAGGTGACTTCGCAGGAACATTACTTCTTAAGGATGACACAACTACAACATCTCAAAGTGGTGGTTCTATTGTTTTCGGAGGACAAGACGGTACAAGCGTAAGGGGATTCGCTAAAATACTTGGAGGTAAAGCTAACTCTACTTCAGGTAACTATGAAGGATCTGTCATGATAAAGACCCGAACTAACGGGGATAGTGATCTTACAGATAGAGTTAGAATAAAAGGCACTGAGATGGTTATCAACGAAGTGTCAGCCAACTATGACTTCCGCGTTGAGAGTGACGGCAACACACATACTCTCTTTGTAGATGCTGGCAATGATAATGTTGGTATTGGGACATCTGGACCAGACAGTTCATATAAACTTCATGTAGCAGGTTCTTCTTTATTTCAAGCAGACTCTTTAAGTGTTATTATAGACGCTACAAACAACGGTTCTGGTTCAGCAACAGCAACCCTATTTGTTAAAAACTTCCCTGCTCGTGCTTCAAATATGGGTTTAGCAGATACTTCTGGCAGAGAGTTTGGTTTTAGAAAAGTTTATGCAGGGGGTAATACACTAGATTATGCTTTCATGTATGTGGACGATGGAAGCACTGCAAGAAATATTGCACGAATGGAAGATGATGCTTCACAGTTTCAATTTAACCCTGATAGCCATGATATGAATTTTAGTATTGAGTCTAATGGTAACTCAAATATGTTTTACATTGATGGTGCTGACGATTGTGTTTCAATAGGTTCAAACACTACTACAAACGACACTCACATGCGAATAGCAGGTAGTAGTTCCAGATATTCTCTAAAAATGGTAAATTCCTATGGTGGCGGTACTGCACTTTATGCAGACAATAATAACAATCAATCATGGATTTTTTCTAGGTTTAATACAAACGGAAATCAAGTTGGTTTTATTCAAGTTGGCACAAGCTCAACATCGTACAGCACAACTGGTTCAGATAGACGTTTAAAGAAAAACTTTGAAACTTGGGAAGATTCAGAGCTATCAAAATTTGAAACTTTGAAGCCTCAAAAATTTAATTACAACACGGAAGATGATGGAACAGAAAAAACAAAAGGTTTTATTGCTCAAGATTTAGTGGAAGCATTTCCAGAAGCATATCCTTTAGATGCCTCAACAGATAGATACTTTTTTAATCCTTCTGGCATGGTGGTTTATCTTATGAAAGCCATGCAAGAATCTAACGAAAAAATAAAAGCACTTGAAGCCCGTATAACCGCATTGGAAAATGCATAAGACCAAGCCATAAAAGGAGAAACAAACAATGGCGATAACAACTACATGGAAAGTAAACGACATGACGCACAAAAAATCAGACGGTGGTGTGTTTCTTGTCAATTGGACACTGACGGCACAGAGTGACGGAAGCCCCTCGTATTCAGCACAAGAAGGTGGCAAGTTACGATGCACTCCTGATCCTTCTGCGTCAGATTATATCCCGTATGCAAACTTAAAAGAAAGTGATGTATTGGGATGGGTTTACAATAGCCTTAGAGAAGGCGAAGAAACCGCTGATGAAGCTAAGAAACGTATTGAAGATGACCGTACAGCAAAGGTGCAAGGTCAAATAGATCGTGCTGCTGCTGATTCATCTGGCGTACCTTGGTAATTTTAACATAAAGAAAGGAGATCACAATGGCTGAGAAACAACCAAAAACCATTTCGATCAACGGTGCAGACTACACTGAAGACCAACTAACAGATCAGCAAAAGGTTATGATTAACCATATCGCTGACCTAGATCGTAAGATTGGATCAACGCAATTTAATCTGGATCAACTGCAAGTCGGTAAAAAAGCCTTTGTAGATATGCTGACAAAGTCATTAGAAGATGATACTACGGATGTAGCCGCCGAATAAATGCTGGGAGTAACGAATGCCTCTGACCAAACTCCAGTTCCGACCAGGAATTAATAGAGAAACCACGTCCTATTCTAACGAGGGCGGTTGGTTTGATATGGACAAAGTCAGATTTAGATTTGGTTACCCTGAAAAAATAGGTGGGTGGGTGAAGTCTTCAGCCACCTACTTCTTAGGTACATGTCGTGCTTTACATCCGTGGGTTGCTCTACAAGGTGAGAGATACCTTGGTGTGGGCACTCATCTCAAATACTACATTAATGAAGGTGGTGGGTATAACGACATAACGCCTCTTCGAGTTACCACCTCCGCAGGAGATGTGACATTTTCCGCAGCAGCAAACACTCTTGCTGCTAATGTAGCTATTATAGACACTAACATAACACTTACTTCATCGTCAGGGTTTCCAGCCTCTGGACGGATAAAAATAAATAGTGAAATAATAACCTATGCAGCGATATCAGGTAATGTGTTGCAAGGTTGTTTACGCGGTCAGTCAAGCACCACCGCAGCAACTCACACTTCTGGTGACGCAGTCTTATGTGCAACAATTACAGTCACAGACAATGACCACGGTGCTTTAGCCAACGACTTTGTTACGTTTTCTGGTGCAGCTTCCTTGGGCGGCAATATTACCGCAGCCATATTGAATCAAGAGTATGAAGTTACTTCTGTTCTGAGTGCAAATTCATACTTAGTCGAAGCTCGGGAAACAGCGTCAACAGCCTCTATTACAGGACCCAGTGGACTAAGTCCTACATTTGTTTTCGCTTCTACAAGCGACAGCGGCAACGGAGGTTCGAGTGCCGTCGGTGCATATCAAATCAACACGGGTCTTGACACAACAATTGTAGGAGCAGGTTGGGGCGCAGGAACATGGGGACGTGGTACATGGGGTAGTGCAGCTTCCTTGGCGGCGTCTGGTCAGACTCTTCGTATCTGGTCGCATGATAATTTTGGTGAGGATCTTCTTATCAATGTGCGTGATGCGGGTATATATTACTGGGACAAAACCAACGGTACATCTTCTCGTGCTGTAGAACTTAGTGGTTTGGTGGGAGCAAATACAACTCCGACTATTGCTAAAAAGGTACTTGTTTCTGATAGAGATAGACACGTTATAGCCTTTGGTTGTGACCCACAGGATGATATAGGTGTTCAGGATCCGTTGCTTATACGGTTCTCGGACCAAGAATCTCTTACCGATTGGGCATCCACAGCAACCAATACAGCAGGTGACTTGCGCCTTGGTTCTGGTTCGGAAATTATTACTGCTATAGAAACACGGCAACAGGTCATAGTTTTTACGGATGTGTCGCTCCACGCAATGCAGTTCCTCGGACCACCGTTTACTTTTGGTATCAACACTGTGTCAGAAAATATTACGATTGCTAGTCCATTGGCAGCAATTGCTATCGAGGATCAGATATATTGGATGGGCGCGGAAGAGTTTTACGTTTACGCAGGTAACGTGCAACGCCTACCATGTTCCGTTCGAGACTATGTATTTAGTGACATCAACACTGATCAATTGGAAAAAGTTACAGCGTCAACAAACACAGCGTTTTCTGAAGTATGGTGGTTCTATCCGTCAGCTTCGAGCAACGAGTGTGATAAGTACGTTGTGTATAACTATCAACAGAAGATTTGGTACTACGGTTCTTTGAACCGCACGGTCTGGTTGGATCGTGGTGTGGAAAGTTTTCCAATTGC